GCCACGCCCAGGCCGGTCAGGTCCGGCAGGTCGGACAGGTCGCCGTCCCAGGACGCGTCCAGCCCGTCGCCGTCGTAGGTCTCGGTGTCGGTCACTGTTGATCGCCTCGCTCCGTGTCCTGTGCGGGCCTTCATGGCTTCCCACTGGGCTATGTTTCTGGCCGCCGCCGCCTGCACATCCGGGTGCACCGCATGGCCCTTGCCGTCATGGCCGGCGGCCCAGTTCTTCACGATCCCCACGGCCATCCCGGTGGCCTGCGACTCGGGGTGCCCGGCTTCCATCAGGTCGTTGCGGACATGCTGGATATACGCCGGCAACTGCCAGTCCTTGTGCTTCCACAGGCCGGGGCCGCCGGGTTTGCCGATCGGCTCGTGGACGGTGGACGCGGTCGCCGTCTCGGCCGTCCGCCGCGCGAACTCGCTGCCCCCCGGGCCGGCCGCCACCGGGCCCGCACCGACCGGGAGCCGGTTTTGCCGCCGCCACCGCTCCCCCTCCAGGTACCGGCGCAACCGGGCCGCCGTGGCCTTCGCGCCGGGGGAGCCGTCGCGGTCCAGCCGGTCCGCCTCGGCCGCCACCGCCTCCAGGCTGTGCCGCTCGGGGTGGGCGTGGATCGACGCGGACACCCCGGCCGCACTGATCCCGCTGCCGCCTTTGCCGGTGAACTCGCCGCCGCCGTGCTTGCCGCCAGGCACACGCGGGTGCAGCGCCTCCCGCCAGCCCCGCTCCGCCTCGGGGGTGTGCGTCATCGCCGGTCCACCTCCGGTAGGTTGTGCGGGCATGGCTGAGCCCCCGGGGCAACCGCCCGGGGGCTCAGCAGTTCAGGGGGCTATTCGCGCGGCACGTCCGCCACGACTCCCGCTGGGAGCGCGGCGATCTCGGCCTTGATCTTGGCGAATAGGGCCCGGTTGGCCGGCGTGTCAGGCACATGCGCGGCAGCGAAATCCGCGCCGGTCGCGGCGGCGACCTCCAGCGCGGTGGCGATCTCACCGATACCGCTCCGCAGCTCCTCAAGGAGTTCCCGCTGGTCTGCCATGTGCCCTCACCTCCCCTGCCACACCACCAGTATAGTTCCTGGTCACGTCGCCGCTTTGGCCTTGAACGCGTCCCACGCCGCCTGGTCCTTCACCGTCCATTTACCGCCGTGCGGCATCGACCCGACCAGCAGCGGCTTGGCCCCGTTGGTGTCCCACAGCTCCGCCGAGTCCAGCAGCCCCGACTCCACCAGCTTGGGGAACACCTCCGACACCCCGGCGTGAATGCTGCGGATCACCGATTCGGGGACCATCCGCCCCGTTTCCTTGGCGCGGGCCTCCGCGCGGCGGACCGCCTCCTCGGTCGCGGCGGTCACATACTTGGCGTCCACCCGGTGCCCGCCGTCCCGCGCGGCCTTGATCTTGGCGGCCATCTTCGCGTACGAGGCGTCGCCGGTGCCGTCCAGCAGGTAGTTCAGCTTCCGCGCGATGGCCGCCGCCTGGATCCGCTTCGCCAGGTAGGAGGACTCCTCATGCGCGTACGCGGCAGCGGACGGGTCACCAGCCTTCACTTTCTGCTGGTAGTCCGGCAGCAGGCCCTTGATCGCATCCGAGTCGATGACCACCTGGTCCTTGTGCGCGGCGCTAGCCAGCGCCGTGGACTTGCCCGATGCGGTGCCGCCGCCCAGGAACGTCGCCACCGGGCTGGCCTGCGAATGGTGCCCGGCGAGGGCGTCGGAGACGATCTGGTCGTGGAGCTTCTGCCGGGCCGGGTCCCAGGTGCCGTCCGGCCGCATGTGCTTGGCAACCGAGTCGTTCCCCGACGATTCCGCCCGGATGCCTGCGGACGCGGCCAGCCCCCCGGTGGCAGCCTTGGCGGCCTTGCCGAGCGCCCCGCCGCCCCGGGTCCATTTGCCGTGCGGGTCGCGCAGCTCACGCGGGTCGAACCGGGCCACCTGCCCGCCGCCGGACTGGGCCAGGTCCACCAGCTCCCCGGCCACCTGCCGCGCCTGCTCCTCCCCCAGCCCCAGCAGCCCAGCCACCAGCGGCACCAGCGCCGCCGCTGCCGCGTCCCGGGGCGATCCCCCGGCCGCCCGCATCACACCCGGCGACACCGGCAGCTTGGACGGCCGCGTGGTCGCCCGGGTGTGGATGACGTGCGCCGCCTCGGCGCCGATCAGCGGCCCGACCGAGATCCCCGCGATAACCAGCGGCGGCAGCGCCAGCCCCGCCGTGGCGATCGTCAGCAGCGCCACCGCCGCCAGGGCCAGCACGTTCACGACCGACTTGACCATCTGATCCTTGCGGTGCTGGGCGCCCTCGGCGGTCTCCCCGGCCGTGGCGTGGATCCGGCGGAACGCGGCCTGCTCGGCCCGCATCTCGGCCCGGACCCGGTCCACGATGGCCTGCTGGTCGCGGCCCAGGTCCGCCCGCGCCCGCTCCAACTGGGCGGACAGGTCGCTGACCATGGCGGCCAGCTCCAGCGGCGACGGCCCCGCCGGCCCAGCCGCCGCGCCGGCGCCGGACCTGGCCCACCGGCCGTGCACGCCGCGCAGCTCACGCGGATTGTAGGCCCGGCCCGCGTACTCCCCGACCACTCCCGGCGTCAGCAGTCCGGACGGGTGATACCCCGGCCGGCCCGCGCCAAGGAGGTGCTGCAACTGGGCTGACAGGGCCGGGTCCAGTGCCTTGCCCAGCGGCCGGCGGGGCTCTTTCACCGACCCCTTGGGCACCTTGGCCAGGGATGCCTTGATCTGCTCCAGCTCCGGGCGGTGCGCCCCGCCGGACTGGACCTGGTCGTTGTAGATCGCCCCGTCGATGTGCCGGCGGGCGGCGGCCAGGTCGCGGCGCATCATCGCGTGGATGGCCAGCCGCAGCGTCTGGGCGGTCTCGGACTGGCCGGGCTCGTGGTCTAGGTCGCGGGCCAGTGCCTCCATCGCCCTGGCGTGCTCCTGCCCGCCGGGCGGCCCGCTGAACAGGAAGTTGCCGCCGCCGGGACGGCGGGTCCACTTGCCCCGGAAGTCCCGCGCCTCGCCCGGGTTGAACGCCCGCACCAGCACGGCCAGCACGGCCAGCGCCGCCGATTCGCCCGGCTCCCACGTCAACCCCTGGGCGACCGCAGGACGGCCCGTAACGGCCTGGCCCTGGCCCCGGTCCCAGTCACCCGCTGTCCCCCCGTCCAGGCTGGCAGCGGCAGCCAGGGCCGCGCTGCGGGCCAGTCCCGGGCCGGCGGCCAGCGCCGCCACCAGCTCGGCGGCCTCCATCCGGGCCGCGTACTGCGGGTTGGCGTGCTCCCCGGTCTGACGCGAGGCGATCCCCTCCCGCTTGGCAAACGCCCGCATCTCTGCCAGCAGCTCCCGCGCCGGCAGCCCCACCTGAAGCACCTTTTGGTCACCCTTGTGGCCCTCGGAGTTGGCCAGCAGCAGCCCGGCCCAGTTGTGGTGCCCGTCCAGCACCCTGTTGTCCTGCGAAACGGTGATCCGCTTCCCCTCGTACTCGCCGGACTTCAGGGCGTCCGCGATCTTCCGGATCGCCGGGGTGTCGCCGGTGGTCTGGGTCGGGTGCAGCTTCGCCGCCGGGATCGTGGTCTCCTGCGCGGCGATGCCCCGCGACCGCAGGTAGTCCAGGAACTTGGGCAGCATGTGCGCAGTCGGCACGTACTGGCCGTTCACCAGCCCCGACAGTTGCGGCATGTCCTTGCGGTCGATACCCAAGGACCCGTGGTAGGAGACGGTGCCGCCGGACCGGGAGAACGGCAGCCCCTTCCCGGCACCCTCATGCGCCCACCGACCGTGGTAGCCGCGCGGGTGCTTGGCCTCATCGAACGTCCCCGCCCGCGCCACCTCCCCTGCGCGGGGCCCTGTCAGGTTGTGCACCGGAGCCCCCTTCAGCGGCGTCCGCCCACCCCGGTAGGAGGTGGAATCCCGGGCCCACTTGCCGTCCGGGGTCACCACGTAATGGTCCCCGCCGAACACCCTCGGCCGCTCCCCGCTGACCGTCCACTGCCCACCGCCGTAGCCCTGGGTCACGTACTGCGGCGCCCCGGTCAGCTTCGCTTTCGTCTCCGCGTCCGCCACCGCCGCCGACAGCACCGGCAGCGTGTGCTTCCCCACCGCCGTGGTCTCCCCGCCGTGCAGCGGGTTGCCCGTCGCGTCCACCGGCGTGAGCACCCGCTCATCGGCCGCCGGAATGCTGAACGTCCGGGACCCCTTGGTGCCGCGCCACTCGTACCCGGTCTGCGCCTTGTGCTGCCACCGCTGCGACACCGCCCACCCGCCGCCCGGCTGGGTCATCCACCACGGGTCCGACCACGACCCCCGCACCAGGTGCTTGTGCCGCTGCCCCTTCACCGACACATACCGGGCCCGTTCGGTGCCCAGCACCCCTATCGGCGCGGGGGAGACGGCCTGGTGGCCTTCGTGCCAGTCGCCGTGGACCATCTTCCCCGACCGGCGGTCCGGGCGGTCCTGGAGCGGGGCGTGCCAGTACGGTGGGATCTTCTGGTGGAACTTCGCCTTGGCGGCGGTGAACGACAGCGGCTGCCAGCCGTGCCGCCAATCCGTCGCGGTGCCGGGCACATGATGTCCCGCGACCGCCGCTCGGGACGCGGTCACGGTTGCGCGTCCAGGAACTGCGCCGCGTCCGCCATCGACGCCAAAACGTGCCCCACGTCCAAAACCCCCGGCGGCACCTCGGCCAGCTTGCCGGCCAGGTTCCGCACCCGCGCCTGCGCCTCCACCGACCGCGCCATGGGGTCCTCCTCCGCCCACGCCAGGATCGCCTGCGCCGCCGCCACCGGATCACGTGCCGGCATCAAGCCACCTCCGCAACTGCCCCACCTGGGTAGCCACCTGATCGGCCGCCCGGGTTCCCGCGCTCAGCCAGTACGACACCACGTTCCGCCGCGTGTACGCGGTCAGCGTCTCCCCGTTCTCCATCTCCCGCCCCGAGTCGGTCACCGCCGCCGCCCGCAGCAACTGCGCCGCCAGCACCGCCGACTTGTCCCGGGTCCCCGCATAGGCGACCTCGCGGGCCAGGTCCGCCGCCCGCGCGGCGAGGGTCTGCTTGCGCAGCAGCCCGGCCTTGCGTTCCATCTTGGCGATGGCCTCCGACCATGCTTGGGCGTTCCGCACCCACTCCGGGTACGACACTCCCACGCCGTTCCGCAACCGGGATGGGCTCGCCTCCTCGGCCAGCTCCTCGGCCACCGTCCGATGCTTGGCGGCCGGGACCTGCCGGGCCCGGTCCAAAGCGTGCCGTGCCCCGTCCAGCGCGGTCTTCACCGCCGGGTCCTCCGACCACACCCGCTGGGCCATCCGCAGCGCGTCATCGGAGGCGAACAGGACATCGTCGCGGAGCAGCCGTGACGCCTCCTCCACCGCCCCGATCGCCTTATTGTGCGCGGCATGGTCGCCGGGTGCGTGAAACCGGTCCTCCGTCAGCGCCGTGTGCAGCGCGATCAGGTGCCCCGCCAGTGAGGACTTGGCCTTGTCCCACGCCGGATTGTCGATCGCGCCGCCGGTCGCCGGGTCGCGGGCCAGGACCGGCGTCGGCAGATCCCCCACGCCCAGGCGGCGGGTGAACTCGGCCGCGTCCAGCCGCGACCCCAGCTCGGTGAACCCCTCCTCGATCGCCTTCCCGTTCACTCCCTCCATGTACGACCGGCCATCCGCCTGCGCGGTGGCGTCGGTGCCGCCCGCCGCGTGCAGCAGCTCGTGCAGCAGCGTGGTGAACGGTTCCACCGACTTGACCGGCTCCCCGTTGGCCGCCTCGGCCAGCGCATTGGTGGTCCCCCGGTCCAGGCCCATCCGCCCGTCCCAGCCCATCATCCCCACCCACGACGGGTCGTCCCCCACGTACACCTGCCCGTTGAACCGGGACAGGTCGCTGCCGGACATCTGCATCAGCACGGCCTGGCCCTTGTCAGCCAGGTCGGCCACCTCACCCGGCGCCTCCGGTTTCGCCAAGACACCCAGCCCGGGGGCTGCCTGGAGCATGTGCGCCCGGTCCGCCAGGCTGTCCAGGCCGGCCTCCCGGGCCCGGTACTCCACCTGCCCCAGCGCGGCCCCCGCCGCGTACGGGTTACCGTCCGCCATCTCCTTGACGGCCTTGCGCATCTGCTCGTGCAGGAACTGGGCATTCTGCATCGGGTCGTCGGGGTAACCCTTGGCGTACCGGCGGTCCACCTCCGCCAGCATGACCTCTAGCTGCTGGCCAATCCGCCCCGGCCGCCCCGGCCCGCCGGCGGGCAGGCCGGGTTTGCGGGCGAACTTCCCGTGCGGCCCGCGCGGATGCAGCGACGGCGTCCACCCCACCGCGCGCAGCACGTCCAAACCGGCCGGGTCCCAGCCCAGCCCCCGCACCGCCCTCACTGCCGCTCCCCCGGCGGCAGCTCCACCACCGGCAGCGGGTTCGTCGTCTCACTGCCCGGCCACACCCCCGGCACCGGCCGCACCCGGACCGGCCGGGCCAGCCGCGCCCGGCCGCTGGTCAGCATGAACAGCCGCCACCCCGACCCGATCGCCGCACCCAAAACCAGGCACGCCAACGCCACCATGCCCAGCGCGATCAGCAGCAGCGCGATCCACAACTCCACATCCCGCCACGACGGCGGCGGCCCGCCCCAGCTCACCCCCCGGTGTAGCCGGCCCACCACGGCGGCCACTCCTCCACCTCAGCCCGCGACACCCGCCCCCGGCCATTGGAACCGCGTGCGCCGCCCGGCAGGGCGGGAGTCCCCGCCCCCGCCTTCGCCGGCAGCGCGTTCGGCAGATTCGGCCGCCCCACCCCCGGCAACTGCTGCGGCCTGCCCGCCTGCGGTGCCCGCCCCGCACCGCCCCCGGCGGGGCCGCCGGTCGGTGGCTGCGGCGTCCCCGGCAGCGTGCCACCGGAGCCGGCCTGCTGCCCGCCGGGCCCGGGGCCGGCGTCGAAACCGCCCTGCCCGACCCGCTCGGTCGCCCGCCCAGACACCCCGGGAGGTGGCGCGTTCGGGTCCGGGGCCAGCAACGACAGGTCCCCCGCGTCGGCGGCCTTGATGGCCGACTCCCGGGTCATCCCCGCCTGAATCGTGGACGCCAGCCCCTGCGCCTTCACCAGGTACGACTGCGCCCGGGACAGCTCCCCCTCCCGCAACGCGGCGATCCCGGACACGTCATACCACAGGCGGACCGGCACGGCCGGGTTCTGCGCCGGCCCGGGAATCAGGTGCTCCAAAGCGGCACACAGCATCCGCCACTGCGGCCTGGCCCACAGGTCACCGAACTGGCGGATCGCGTCCTGGTAGGTGCCCGGCTCAAACCCGCAGATCTCCAGCAGTCCCGGGCCGCCGGCCGCGCACACCCGCCGCTCCCCCGCCTTGGTGATCGCGTCGGCCTGCAACTGCTCCAGCGTGGACCCGGTCACCATCGCGTCCGCGCCCTCATCCAAAACCAGCACGTTCCCGGCGTTGTCCGGGCCGCCGTACTTCGCCCGGATCCGCTTCCGCAGCCCGTTGATCGTCTTCTCCGACAGCTTCATGCTGTACTTGATCGTCAGGCCAGGCATGGCCCCGTTGTCCAGGTGGAACGACTTGTACCGGGTCAGCGCCTGGTCGGCGTACACCTCCCGCAGGATCGGCGTCAGCCACGACATGCCCCGCCACCGCGCGGACGGATCCGGGACCGGGGAAAAATGCGCCACCTCATCGACGGTGAATACCTGCGGCTCATGCCCGCCGGGCCGCATCTCCAGGTACCCGGCCGGCTCCCGCCACACCCGGCCCCCGTCGTCGGTGATCTCCCGGGACACGATGATCACGTTCTCCGGGCGCATCTGCACGATCCGGGTGCCGCCCTCCGCCGGGTCCGCCGGGGTCGCCCGCCGCGCATAGAAGTTCCCCATCGACCCATCCTGCTGGGCGCGGGACAGCAGCTCCCCGGAGTCGGCGTTCGGCCATGGATGCTCCAGCAGCGCCAGCGACGTATCCCCGAACGTGTGCTGGTCGGTCAGCGCCTGGAACCGGAACCGGGCCTCGGAGAACAGCGACATCCGCAGCGCCATCACCGCGAACACGATCCCGTTGGACGACATCACCTCGCGGGCGGTCCGCACCACCCCCGCCGCCGCTGATTCGGTGACGCCGCCCTGCCCGGAGTCCCAGGTGCCGACGTACTCCGCCCCCGAATACATCTGTTCGTTGTACCCGGAGCCGATGGGCTGTTGCCGGGAGAGGGCACGGTCCCACAGCCGCATCGCTCACCTCCAGGTCTCAGCTCGGCGGCGGCGGCACCATTCCCTGCCGCAGTCGATCAGGTCCGGGTCATCGAACCGGTGCTCCAGCGGCGCGGCCCACCGCCGCACCTCCGCGCCAGGATCCACACCGGTCTCCACCTCCAGCCGCGCGGTCTTCGCCTCCGACGCCCGGTCGTGTATCTCACAGCGGCGGGCCAGCCGCCGCAGCAGCGCCTTCACCGGCACAGTTCCGAGGGCGGGATGTACACGTAGATGTGGGTGCCGATCTCGGTCTCAATCTCCGCGAACTTCGCCCGGATGTCCCGCTCCGCCGCGCAGAAGTCCGCCCGCTGCTGGACCAGCTCCTGCCGCTGCCGATGCTGGCTGTTGATCAGCGTCACCACCGCCACCGTGTTCACCGTCGCAGCGAACACCACCAGCGCCACCGCCGCCGCCACACCAGCCCACGCCCACCACGGCACCAGGGCCATCAGTGCGTGGCGAGGTGCGCGATCGTGATCACGCTGGACACCACCAGCGGGGAGATCACCCCCGTCAGGATTCCCAGCACCAGCAGCCATACGCGGTTCCTCCGGGACAGCGCGGCGGCGTCGCGGCGTTCTGAGTCGTGGGCCATCGCGGCTTCTAGGCGGTCCAGCCGGTCCACTAGCGCCCGGTGCGCCTCGTCATACCGGCCCCAGGTGACATAGGCGCCGTTGTCAGGATTCGCGGTCACCGCCGCCCGCCTCCCCCAGGGGGAACAGCCGGGACAGATATTCCTCGACCGCCACGACCCAGGGTTCTTTCCACACCCCCGGCGCAACCTCCGTCATCGGCTCGCCGTGGGCCAGCGGCCGGCCCCGGTCATCCACCGACACCCACGCCCACCCGGTCAGCCTGGTTATGTGCAGCTCGGGCTCAGCCACGGTCATCCCAGCGCCGAAGGGCGTCCAGCATCGACAGCTCAGGAACTATCGTGTCGCCATACTCGCCGGTGGTGGCATGTGCCCCGACGCGGCAATAGCACCACGCCACCAGCTCGCGCGGCAGGTGCCAGGCGACCCACATGATGACCGCTTTCCGGCGCTTGGCCAGCAGATAGCGCCGGTCAGACCAGCAGTACCTTAGCCGATTCATCCGCCGCCCTCCGCCTCATCCACGCCCCGCTCATACTCGGCCTCATCGGCCAGCACCTGCGCCGTGGTCCGGGCACCGCGCAGCGGCCGGGGCTGGGCGTCCTCCCGGTTGAACCCCACGTACACGACCAGCGCCGACTCGGCCATGATCACCAGCCCGGCCATCCACCGGCCCACCAGCGCCCCGCCGAAAATCCCCCCGGCCAGGCCGATGAGCACGAGGGCCACGTTGGTGGCCAGGCCGCGCGGCCACCGCCGCCACGGCCGGGGCAGCGGATGCCGCGCCCGCCACGCCAAAACCTCCCGGGTCACCCGGGCCCGCGCATCACCCATGACCGCCTCCCTAGAGGGTCAGCGCCGGGGTCAGGCCGTACTGCGCGGCGCCGTCCATGGCCGCCTTCGCCAGGGCCTGGCAGCGCGGCGGCAGCAGGTGAATGTCCTGCCCCTTGATCAGCCCGTCGATACACACGTGGGTCGAATAGTGGCAATTTGGACACAGGTTTCTGAGCGGCGTGTCCACCTCTTTCCCGGCCGCGATCCACCACGAATGCGGGATGACGTGGTGCGCGTCGATCATCCCGCAGGTGTGCGCGTACATGTCGCACTGCTGGAGCTGGATCACCCCGGCGACCACCACCAGCGTGCGCGGGGTCGTGGCCATCGCCGCCCCCGACAGGCTCACCGCCCCCTCGGCCTGGCTCACGGCGCCTCCCTCAGAACGAATGCGGGATCTGGTCGGTGACTATGGCGTGCTGGAAATCCATGGCCGACTGGCGTTCGTTGCCGGTACACGCCTGCACGGTGCCGTCGTTAGACGCCTCGGAACAGTCCCGTGGCGGCTGCCTGTTGTGCGGGAAGTTCGCCAGCCACGGCCCGTCCGCCACCTCATTGGCGTCCGCGAAATGGATCGTCCGGTGCCCGTTCGCCGTGCCGAACCCGGGCGCGGAATCCTTGGCGTAGGTCTCATCGACCACCTGGTCACCGGAGAACGGGTGCCAGTAGTACCAGTTCTCAAACAGCACCAGCGTGGCGTACACGCCGCCGCCGGTCCCCGGCTGGTGGTAGTAGCACAGGTACGCGTGCTTGGTGCCGTGCTGGATACAGTGCGGGTCATCCGCCGATGCCCGGGTCGCCGCCGTCAGCACCAGCGCCACCGTCAGCGGCACCAGGCCCAGCGCCGCCACGGCCGCCGCCGTCCACCTGCGCATCACGCCTCCACGGTTTGTAGGGACCCGCCAATGTCCCGGACGGATGATCTACAGCACCCACGCACCCGGCTCGGCCTCCGCCACCGGGCACTCCTGCTCATGCAACCACCGCGCGTATGTCACCGCCACCAGGCACTCAATGTCGGCATCCGACCGCTTCCGCCCCCACGCCTGCCCCGCGTCCCCCACGTCCCGCGCCGTCGCCCCCACCAGCGCCATCGTCAGCGCATCCTGCCCCCGGTGGAACAGGTCGTGCGCCTCGGTCAGCGAGTCCCGGAACCCGACGAACGCCGCCGCCACATCCCCCGTCGTCAGCACCCGCACCGCCACCGTCTCGGGCCAGTGCTCGCGCAGCGGCTCCAGCCGCTTGCGCTCCAGGTCTTTCAGCCCCGCCGTCGCGTCATCGAACGTCAGCCGCTGCTCCAGCTTCGGGATGCAGTCCTTCTCAAACGCGTTACCGTCCACCCCCACCGGCTGCGCCACGGTGCGGCCCTCGGACGCGGCGCGGGCGATGATCTCCCGCACCCGGAACCCCACCTGCGACGGGGTCACTTCGTCCGCGACCTCCACATGCCAGCCCCGGTCCGGGCGGCGGCCAGCCAGGCCGATGGCCGCATTCCGCGCATTCCGCGAATACACCACGGTCAGCATCACCGGCCCGGCCGGCTCGGACGCTTCGTCCAGCGCGGCAGCCCAGTCTGTCAGCGGAATCACCTTGGACGCCCCCGGCGGTGCCTCGTGCCAGGTCATCTGCTCCCGGCACCACTCGGCCACCGGGAGGGCCTGCCGTTCATCGGCCAGGAACTCCATGCTGATCAGCCGGCCCACGGACGGGTTGGCCAGGCGGACGATCTCCGGTTTGTCACACCCACATCCGGCGGTGGTCTTGCCGTGGTCACATTTGGCACCCCGGTCACACGCGACCGCCGGCGGCGGCGCACACCACTCCAGGTACAGCAACCTGCGCGCCAGCCGAGCCGCCCGCGTGTCCGTGCTCGCGGCCCGGCCCCGCTCGATCACCTCATGCAGCGCCGCCGAATCCTCCCGCGCCCCCGACGATCCGCCGAGAATCTGCGGGTCGCCGTGCAGCGACCGCGCCGCCATCGTCGGCAGCAGCGCCCCCAGCTGCGCCGCCGACAGCGCCCAGCCTTCGTCCAGGATCGTCTTCGCACCAGCGATGCCACGGCCCGACCCCTTGGTCCGGGTCTTGAACAGGATCCGGGCCCCGTTCCGCAGGCCGATCTTCATCGCCCGCTCCGCCGCGTGCACGAACAGCACCTGCCGGGCCAGCCACCGGTACCCGCCGATCAGCTCCTCCAAATCGCGGAACGCCTCATTCAGCGTCGGGTCCCACTCGTGCGCGGTCCAGATGATCGGGTCCTCACCCAGCAGAAACGCCCAGCCCAGCGTGGCCTGCTTCATCGTGCCCGTCTTGATGTTCTGACGGGCCGCGATCAGCCACGACTCAAACGCCACCGACCGGCCCCGCCGGTCCCGGGCGAAAATCCCGTCCAGCGCCAGCCGCTGCTCCGGGAACGGCCCGAACGACGCCTCCTCACACAGCCCCGCCACCTCCGGGCCCAGCGTTCCCGCGCCGTCCGGGATGTGCGCGTACGCGGGGGCGACCAGGCGCGGCGCCTCAGCCAGCCCCGTTGCCACCGGCCAGCACCTGCAACTGCTTGCGCACCTCGGCCTGCCGCGCCTTCACCGGGTCAGTCTCCGGCCCGTCCGCCGTCGCCCGGTCCATCGCCGCCGCATACTCCCGCGACAAAGCGGCCAGCGCCGCCGCGCTCTCGGGGCCCGCGTCGATCGCCTCCGCCAGATACGCCGCCGCGATCCCCGCCGTCGTGTCCTGCTTGCTGATCTTCGCCAGCTCCGCCGCCGTCGCGTCCTGCAACCGGGTCCGCCCCTTCGGCTTGCGCTGCGGCGCCGCCTGCCCTATCTGGTCCGGGTGCCGGCGGGCCCGCTACCGGCACGTGTCACTGTGGTAGCGGGCGCTCTTGCGGACCGCCTGAAACGGGATCCCGCACCCCGGCCCCTGGCAGATCACCTCCACCGGGCACCGCCTCTCCCGCCACGGCGGGCAGCCACCACGCCCGCGCTCTCCTGCCGGACGCCCTGAAGCCGCCGCCCAAATCCCAGGTGATCTCAGCCTCACCCATCAGACCACCGCAACGCCCACGGCGGCGGCGGCAAGTCCACCACCAGCCACGCACCCGCCGCATGCGGGTCGAACAGCCGCTCCCCACCGGCCACGAAAAACTCCGCCACCTCATGCGCCGCCAAATACGTGAGCACCCACAACAGCCACGCCGCCCACGCACGCGGCCCGCACGCCGGCTCCCCGAACGGCCCATCCGCCGGCAGCGTCACCAGAAACCGCTGCTGGCGCACCCTCCCCCCGCCCGCCGAGTCATACGCATCCGGCGCCCGGTACACCACCCGCAGCACCCCCGGCTCCCGGTACGGCTCCGCCCACCCCGGCGGCTGTACCATCTGGCCGGGGGCCACGCTCAGCTCCTCCACCAGCGGCATCGGCCGCAGGCTGGCGATCACCAGGTTCAGCGCGGCAACCCCCGTCGCCCCCGACGCCTCCACCTCCGCCCACGACAGCCCCCCGCCACCGGGAGCCGGTGGCAGCCCCGTGTACAGCGCCAGCGTGCCGCCCGTCGCATACCCCAGCACCGGCAGCAGCTTCTCCAGATCAGCCCGCGCCATCACGCATCCGGCACAGAGAACCGCTCCGCCGCCGCCGCCCCCGGATTCACCGTCACCTCCACCGGCGCCGCCGGCGGAATCGGCGTCACCCCATCCGGCCCCAGCAGCGGCCCCCCATCCGGCCCCGTCACCGTCACGCTCAGCGTGCACGTCCCCGCCGACACCGCCGTCAACGGGAAATCGATCACCGTCACCCCGCCCGAGTCCGCGCCATCCTCGCCGTCCCCGACCCCCAGCACCCCCGCATCAGACGACGACGCCACCGCCCGCGTCCCCGGCGGCGGCGGCACCGCATCCCCATGATCATCCTCAAACGCCAGCACAGCCTTAGCGTTCACCGAGTCCACGTTCAACGGCATGGGATCTCCTCGCAGCGAAAGAACCATCGACGCGGCCCCGCCACCCACGGCACCAAGCCACGCCACCAGCAGCTCAGCGTACGCCGTCAGCACCGGCACCGGAGTCTCCCGGCCCTGATGCACCTCGGCCGCCACCCCCAGCGCCGCCAGCCGCACCGCGTACCCATCCACGCCCGCAACCCTAGGCCCGGCACCACGCCTTGGCCAGGCGGTCAGCGCATCACGACATGCCCCGGGTGACCTAGGACGCACCGGAACAGGTATCGCTGTCCTTGGCAACTTGTAGACGCCGAACCTCCGCCACCTGTCCACACCCAGCCGAAATGGTCACGTCACGTGACCGGCGAACACACAACGTCACTCACCGCTGGCTCGGGCGCGGAGTCGCGGGGGCGGGTCCTGGCTGGCTATCTGGGCTGGGCTGGGATGGGGGAGTTCCTTGGGGGGTGGTGGGGGGGTGGGTCCTCCGAGAGGGCCCACCCTCCTGGAGAGGGGCACCCTCCGGGAGGGTGGATGGGGGGAGAGGGGCACCCTCCGGGAGG